ATAAAGAATGAGAAAGCTCTTCGACGATTAATAATGAAGAACTTAAGAAAAGAAATCCACCCAGGAACAAAACCATCAATGGATTTTATACACAAAATATTAGAGGACGCATACGAATCGGATATATTCTATGACTTAACCGATATGAGACCTTCAATTCTAGCGTTCGCAAATAATAGCAGTAACCAGGCAGACTATTGTATTAAACTTGTAAACTCTATGCAATTTAAATCAAGTAAGGATAACGACGACTTAAGTATTTATGATGATAAAGAAAATATTGTATTTTATGATGTCGAAGTGTTTCCAAACTTATTTATTATATGTTGGAAAAAGATGGGTGCGGATAATAAAGTTATACGAATGATAAACCCGTGTGCCAAACAAGTCGAAAGACTTATGGGTATGAAACTGGTAGGTTTTAATAACCGACGATATGATAATCATATTCTATATGGTAGATATATGGGTTTTAACAACGCACAGTTATATAGTTTAAGTCAAAGGATTATAAGTAATAGCAGCAACGCTATGTTTGGCGAAGCTTATAATATGTCGTATACTGATATTTACTGTTTCTCTTCGAAGAAACAGAGTTTAAAAAAGTTTGAGATTGAATTAGGACTACATCATGATGAGTTAGGTCTTCCTTGGGATAGATCTGTACCTGAAGAATTATGGGAGCGCGCGGCTGAATATTGCGACAATGATGTATTAGCAACAGAAGCAGTGTTTAATGCTCGATATGAGGATTTCATGGCGAGACAAATACTGGCAGAGTTAAGTGGGTTGACCGTAAACGATACAACTCAAAAGCATACAGCTAGGATTATATTTGGTACTGATAAAAATCCACAAAGTAAATTTGTATATACTGACTTATCGGAAATGTTTCCAGGTTATAAATATTCATTCGGAAAAAGTATATACAGAGGCGAAACTGTTGGTGAAGGTGGATATGTATATGCTGAACCAGGATTATATACTAACGTAGCCTTGATTGATGTAGAATCAATGCATCCAAACAGTCTAATCGAGTTAAATCATTTTGGACCATACACTGTTATATTTAAAGAATTAGTTAAAGCTAGAGTAGCTATAAAAAAGAAAAATTATGATGAAGCCCGACAATTGCTAAATGGAATACTTACACCTTTCTTAGAAGACCCATCAAAAATACAAACATTACCATACAGTTTAAAGATTGTAATTAATATAGTTTATGGTATGACATCAGCGAAGTTTGAAAATCCATTTAAAGATCCTAGAAACATAGACAACATCGTAGCTAAGCGCGGAGCTTTATTTATGATGGATTTAAAATATGCACTTCAAGAAAAAGGATGCATTGTTGCACACGTTAAAACTGACTCGGTTAAAATACCAAATGCTACTGATGAAATAATCGAGTTCGTACATGAGTTTGGTAAAAAATATGGATATAAGTTTGACCATGAAGCTACCTATTCTAAACTTGCACTTGTTAATGATGCGGTCTATATTGCTAGAGATGCTAGCGATGGACATTGGACAGCGACAGGTGCTCAATTTGCACATCCGTATATATTCAAAACATTATTTAGTAAAGAAAAGTTAACCTTTGAAGACTTGATAGAAACAAGAGCCGTAACTACGGCTTTATATTTAGATATGAATGAGGGTTTAGAGGATGTTACAAAATTTGAACTAATTAAGGATTTAAGAGATAATCCTGATAAGAAGCGACGAAATAAAGATATTGCTTTGCTGGATGATTATAGTTTATTTTCTGATTATGGAATTTATGATCTGATTTCAAAAGGTCACGCCTACAAATTCATAGGTAAGGTTGGCGCTTTCGTTCCGATAAAACCAGGCTGTGGTGGTGGTGTACTGCTTAGAGAAAAAGATGGTAAATATCATGCTGCTCCAGGAACAAAAGGCTACAGATGGCTTGAGGCTGAATATGTTAAGGGTCTAGGTAAAGAGGTAGATATTGACTATAGTTATTATGAAGACCTAGCTAATAAAGCTATAGATAACGTATCTCAATATGGAGACTTTGAATGGTTTAGGGAATAGGAGGTTTATAATGGTTGATCTAAAAATTAGAAAAAATAATGAGGAAAAATTGATTCGCTCATTTGAGCGTGTCATTTCTGAAATAAAAAAAGGAAATCTAATGGATGGTTTCTGGGAACAAAGCGAAGATGATATAAACAACACACTGACGATTTATTGTAGATTAAAATTTGATATAAATATATAAATAAGAGAGGATGATTAACATGAGTATACAATCAAATATTAACATTGAAAATGCGAGAATAGGTTTTAGAAATTTTAGTGGTAAAGGAGGAAAGTTTAACCCTGAAGGTAGAAGAAACTTCTGTGTATTTTTAGACTTTGATTCCGGAATACAACTACAAGAAGATGGATGGAAAGTAAAATGGTTACAACCTAAAGACCAAGGAGACCAACCGCAGGCATATCTTCCAGTGTCAGTAAGTTATGATAACGTGCCGCCTAAAATTGTAATAGTTAGTAAAAATGGTAAAACCGTTCTTGATGAGCATACAATAAATATGTTAGACTGGGCTGAGATCGATAACGTTGATATTATAATCAGACCATATAATTGGGAAGTTAATGGTAATACAGGAGTTAAAGCGTATGTGAAGGTTATGTATGTTCAGATTGTTGAAGATGACTTTGCTGATAAATATAAAGATATTCCAGATAGTGCACAAGCAAGTATTGGTGGATGTGGAAACTGCGAAGAGTGTGATGGTAGCTGTGACTGTACTGCTATGTTCGATCGCGATTAAGGAGCTGTTATGGATAAACAAAAACAATTGCAACCGCTTAGCGCAAGAGAAGCAATGCATATACTGAAAGATCATTTTTTGGGAGACCATTGGTATGTTGCAGACCCGCTGAGTCCAGAACAAGTAAACGCTATAATAGTTGATAACATGTTAAGAAAATATCCGCAAGGTAAATTTAGAAGAATTCATAAAAACGGAGGTTTTTAAAAATAACAATGTTTACACTATATGAACACCAAATCAAAGCAATAAAAAAATTACAGCCTGGCTCCATCCTTTGTGGTGGGGTCGGGACTGGTAAGTCTTTAACGTCGTTAGGTTTCTATAAAGAACATTTTAAAGATAGAGACTTATATATTATAACTACGGCTAAAAAAAGAGACAGTCTCGAATGGCAAGGTGAATGTAATAAAATGAAAGCATTCAATGTTATTATCGATTCATGGAATAACATTAAAAAATATAACAAAGTTGTAAATGCTTTCTTTATATTCGATGAACAAAGACTAGTCGGCTCAGGAACATGGGTTAAAAATTTTCTTAAAATCTCTAAAAAAAATAAGTGGATTTTATTAACCGCTACTCCTGGAGACACATGGAGTGATTATATTCCAGTATTTGTAGCTAACCGCTTTTATAAAAACAGAACTGAATTTTTAAGAGAACACGCAATTTATAGTCGATACTGCAAGTACCCAAAAATCGATAGATATATAGACCAACATAAATTACTAAAATTTAAAAAACAAATAGTTGTAGATATGTGGTATGAAAAACAAACAATACCTCATGAAAAATTTATAATTGCTGAGTATGATAAACTCTTATATGACAAAGCGATGAAACATAGAAAAAATCCATACACTGAAAAGCCTATAAAAAATATAAGTGAGTTATGTTACACTTTAAGAAAAATTGTAAATAGTGATAAGAGTAGAATAAAGGTAACTAAAAAAATTATAAAGCTGCATAAAAGAGTAATTATATTTTATAATTTTAATTATGAATTAGAAATGCTTATTGAGCTAGGACAAAAATTAAAAATAAAAACTAATCAATGGAAAGGTAATAAGCATGAGGAAGTTCCAGATAATGAAGAATGGATATATCTAGTACAATACACGGCCGGTGCTGAAGCATGGAATTGTATAACCACAAATACTATTTTGTTCTACTCTCAAAACTATTCATATAGAACAACAGTTCAAGCTTCCGGTCGAATAGATAGATTAAATACCACATATAAAGATTTATATTATTATAAAATAATAAGCGATTCCAAAATTGATGTAGCTATATCTCGAGCACTAAAGAAAAAAGAGAATTTTAATTATAATAAATTTGTATAATTACATTTTAAAATTCGCGAAAAAAACATATGCTATAATGGGAGGAATAGAATACGTCTATTCCTTTTTAATTTTTTAGGAGGTCTGTTATGAAAGAGAGTGAGTTTCAAGCAAAGCTTATAAAAGAATTAGAAATATTATTTCCAGACTGTGTGATTTTAAAAAATGATGAGCAATACATTCAAGGGTTTCCAGATTTATTAATTCTTTATAAAAAACACTGGGCTGCGTTAGAATGTAAAAGAGATGTCGATGCTCCATACCAACCAAACCAAGAATACTATTTAAAAATATTAGGTGATATGTCATACTCTGCAACTATCTATCCTGAAAATAAGGAGGCTATAATGTATGAACTTCAAACAGCATTCCAACCTAACAGGGTCACATGCATTTCTAAGTGCTAGTAAGCATTATTGGATTAACTATGACGAAACAAAGTTGATGAAAAGTTATGATAATTTTTTAGCTTCAGCTATGGGTACAAGACTACACGAGTTTGCAGAAGAATGTATTAAGCTTAAAATTAAACTTCCAAAGTCAAAGAAAACACTTAACACATATGTTAATGACGCTATAGGTTTTAAAATGATCCCAGAACAAATATTATTTTATTCAAATAATTGTTTTGGTACGGCTGATGCTATATCATTTAAAAATAATCTGTTGCGGATTCACGACTTAAAGACTGGTTCTTCTCGAGTATCATTCAAGCAGGTAGAAGTGTATGCTGCTATATTCTGTTTAGAATATAAGAAATCACCATTCGACATAAACATCGAACTACGCGTCTATCAAAATGATGAAGTGTTAGTTCACATACCAACACCTGAAGATATAACATATATTATGGATAAGATAATAGTATTTGATGGTAAAATTGAAAAGATGAAAATTGGAGCATAAGTATAGCCTTTGCGAGGAAACTCAAAGATAAAGGATACTTAAATATATTATGTACTAGAAGTTAATAAATCAGCAGTTAGAACTTGTATAAAGAGACGACATCTTTGAAAATTAAAATCTGGAGTGTGATAAAATGAGCAAAGAGATTCATCATATTGGTGTTAAAAGACGTTCCGGCAGATATCCATGGGGATCAGGTGATGACCCACTACAAAGGAGTTCTGGTTTTTTAGGGTATGTTAAAGAATTAAAAGACAAAGGTTTATCGGAGAAAGAAATAGCTGATGGCGTCGGTATGAGCATAAACCAGCTCAGAGCTCAAAAATCATTAGCTAAAGATACAATAAAACAATCGAATATATCCTTTGCGAGGAGACTCAAAGATAAAGGATATTCTCAAACAGCTATAGGTGAAAGAATGAATGTCAACGAATCAACTGTTAGATCCTGGTTACAAGAAACCGCTATTAAAAGAGCCCAAGTAACAGAACAAGTTGCTGGTATTTTAAAAGACCGAGTTGAAAAGCGAGAATTTGTTGATGTTGGAACTGGTGTTGAGAGACATCTAGGTATATCTAAGCCTAAGTTAAAGACCGCTATAGAAAAACTTAAAGAAGAAGAGGGATACACAACTCACTACATAAAGGTGGAACAGTTAGGTACTGGGAAAGAAACAACCGTTAAGGTCCTAGCGAAAGCAGGCGTGCATACTCGAGACGTGTATGCTAATCAAGATAAGATATCATTAATCGATGCTAGAAGTGAAGATGGTGGAAGAAGTTTTGAACCTAAATTACCTATAAATAACATGTCAAGCAAACGAGTGTTAATAAGATATGGTGATGAAGGTGGTACTGAAAAAGATGGAGTTATAGAATTAAGAAGAGGTGTTGAAGACGTAAGTCTTGGAAATTCAAAGTATGCACAGGTTAGGGTTAGTGTTAACGGAACACATTATATGAAAGGTATGGCTATATATTCAG